AACTTTCATTTAGGTGGTGATAGAACTTCAGGTATCGTAGTTGGTAAAAATGATACAGCTGTATCTGCACATCTAAATAGTGATGAAGAAGAATCGGTAGATGAAAACGAAGAAGAAAAGGAAAACGATGAAAAAGATGATAAACAATCTGAAAAAGGAACTCCTAGTGGGGATGATAAAGAACAAGCTATCAAAGACTTGGAACAAAGTGCTCTCACCGCTAAAGAAAAAGAAGAATTAAAAGAATATTCCGCAAGTGAATTTGAAGAACTCTTATTTGAGGCAAAGGGTGATACTGCCGCAACAACTTTCTTTCATGAAATCATATCAGGTATAGCCGCCGTAAAAGGTGTAAGTGCTGGTGATTTTCAAACAGGTGCGGATGTAAAAAAATACTTTGATGATAACACCATTCAATGTGTTGATGCTGGATTATCAACATTTAGTATCCGACAGATGAAACAGGTAAGATTTTTAGATTCTGAAGTTATACCTAATCCAAAAATAGTATCAGATGCCATAAAATCAGGTAATGCAATTAAATCTATAGTTGGTAAGTATTCAAAAGTATATTGGGCTGGGCCAACTAACGATGGTTCTGATTTCGGTGCAGCTGATATTATTTTATCTAAAGGTAGTGCTAAAGATGGAGTTGGTGTATCATTAAAATATGGTAAAGGCCAATTAAAGAATCTAACTGCAAATCAATTCTTTCAAGCTGTAATAGGTAAAAGTGATACTAACTTTATGCATACAATTTATGATTTGAATAATGATGGGTTTAATAAAATGACATCTTATTTTGCTGAATTGATGGACAAAAAAATAAAAGAACTAACAAACGATAGAAAAACTCTTAGTGCTTGGAAAAAAATGTATTCTGGTGTAAAAAATTGGGATGGATACCAAAAAAGAAAGATTGATAAAAAATCAGCAGAATTATTCGCTCAGATGCATGAGAAGATAGATGTTAAGAAATGTAAAAACGTACAGTATTTAGGTAGAAAGTTGGCAGAAATAGGGTTAGATGGTTGGAAAGAAGCCAAACAACAATATTTTGATATTTTCTTTGGTGAGTTTATTAAACAATATGAAGATATAATGGTTTCTAATTTAACAGGATTATTTAAGAGACAATTAAGTGTTACCAAAAAAGATTTATGGTATTCGGCATCAGGTGGTTCAGATTTAAAGTTGATACCTGGTTCTGAGAACTTTGATAAAATAGCACCATCTTTAGATATAACTCAATCTCATAAGTCGACAGGTTCTGGATATATGTTTATATTAACAGTAGTTAAAGATAAAAAAGAACTAGGAAATATAAAAGTTACTATTAGATGGAAAAAGGGTCAAATGGCAGGGTATCCTGATACAACATCTGCATCTAAGTGGAATATAGATAACAAAGAGTGGGCTAAAATATTTAGTGGTAAGTAACTACGGAGAGAATGAGTGAGAACACAATTATTATGTACTTTTACAACAGAATCTTCGTTTGAGGGTTTATTAACTAAGATATTCGATGGATACGAACTATTCAGTAGAAAGATATTCATACTGAAATTAGAACCATCTAAAGAATTGGTGATAAGTTATAATATCATACCAAACAAAGAACATAGATTCTTACCTAATACCATTATGGTACATAGAAAGAAAGAATCAAATACAATCTATACAATCAATGCATTAAATCGATTGATTAGTGATTTGAATGGTGGTGTAATAGATAAATCATATCAGGTAAATTGGAATGATTATCGTAATTCAGTAATCCTAACCGATGGTGAAGGTTATAAGATAATGACAACAAAATTGTTCAGAATAGTTGATGTTAACTAAAAAATTTTAATATTTATAGTATATGGAAAAGTGTAAATGTAGTGAATATGATTACCCAGCTGGAGTAACTCCTTGCAGTTGTGATACAAGAGATGAATGTTCTTCTAAAGGATGTGAGTGTTGTAATCATGGCGGTAAGTGTAGATGTTATGAAGATGAGTAAAATATATTTGGTCGTTTAAAATATTTTTTGTATATTGTAACCAAATCAGCACTTGGGATTAAATATGTGTTGAAAATAAAAAGTGAAATATTACTTGGAAGTTTGAAAAAACTTTCGTATATTTACATAAATAATAATTAATAATAACTAAAAAAAGGTAAATTATGGCAATTGACTTAAATGCAATCCGAAACCGTTTGGACAGTCTACAAACGAAAACAACAAAGACTGACAATTTGTGGAAACCAAAACCTGGTAAACAACAAGTAAGAATCGTTCCTTACGTTCACAATCCATCAAATCCATTTATCGAACTATTTTTCCACTACAACTTTGGTGGTAAGAATATTCTATCTCCATCAACACATGGTGAAGCAGACCCTCTATTAGAGTTTGCAGACCAATTGAAATCGACTGGTGATAGAAACGATTGGAATCTTTCAAAACAACTTACTCCTAAAATGAGAACTTATGTTCCTGTATTAGTAAGAGGTGAGGAATCTGAAGGAATCAAATTTTGGGGATTTGGTAAAACTGTATATCAAGAACTTCTTGCTTTCTTCGCAGACCCAGATTATGGTGATTTAACAGACCCAACAAGTGGTAGAGATATTACTGTTGAGTTCAAAACTGCAAAAGAGTTAGGTAAGAACTATCCTGAAACTTATATCAGAGTAAAACCAAACCAAACTCCAATTACAGAGGATAAGAATGTTTTAGAAGTGGTAAAAGACCAAATCGAACTTCCAGGTATGTTCAAAAAATACTCATATGATGATATGAAAGGTTTATTAGAACAATGGATGGAAACAGGACAAGTTGGTGATAACAACGAAGAGTCAGAAACTCAACCAACTCAGACGAATAATCAAACTACAAACGAACCAGCAAGTGTATCTAACTCATCTACATCAGATGTAAAAGATGCATTCGAAGATTTATTTAATAATTAAAAAGTTACAGTATGTCCAAAACAAATCGTGATGAATTATCATCGATTTTAGCAGATAATCTTAACAAAAAATTCAAAGGACAATCAAAAGTAGCTTACTTCCTTGACGGCTCCGAACAGACACCCACCGATTTAACAGAGTGGGTGTCGACTGGAGACGATATGTTAGACTTAGCTATATCGAATCGACCAAATGGTGGATTTCCTGTTGGAAGAATTGTAGAGGTTACTGGCTTAGAAGCGAGTGGTAAATCTTTATTAGCAGCACATACATTAGCAAATACCCAAAAGAAGGGTGGTTTGGCGGTGTATATAGACACAGAAAATGCTATTAATCAAGAATTCTTAGAAGCGTTAGGTGTTGATACCCAAAAGTTACTTTATGTACCTTTAGAAACGGTAGAAGATATCTTTGATGCTATGGATTCAATTATCGAATCAGTTAGAAAATCTGATAAAGATAGATTAGTAACAATAGTAGTTGATTCAGTTGCGGCTGCAACTACTAAAGTAGAACTATCCGCTGATTATGACCAAGCGGGTTATGCTACTCAAAAAGCAATCATTATCTCAAAAGCAATGAGAAAAATTACAAATCTTATTGGTAGAGAGAGAATATTGGTTGTATTTACAAATCAACTTAGAGTTAGAATGGGAGTATCCTTTGGTGACCCTTATACTACATCAGGTGGGAAAGCATTAGGTTTTCACGCAAGTTGTAGATTAAGAATGAAACAAATGGGTAAACTTAATTCTAAAGTAGGTGGGGTTGACCAAACTGTTGGTATTAAAACCAGAGTTCAGGTTATTAAAAACAGAATGGGCCCACCACTAAGAGCAGTAAACTTTGAAATCTACTTTGATAGGGGTATTGATAGATATGGTTCGTGGTTGAATACTATGAAAACATATAAGTTGATACAAATAAGTGGAGCTTGGTATACTTGGGTTGATGAATCTACAGGTGAAGAAATCAAATTCCAAGCAAAAGGGTTTACAAAACTCTTAGAAGAACGACCAGAGGTAAAAGAACAAATGTATAAACAAATCTGTGATGCCTATATCTTAGGATATAAAGAAGCAACTGAGAACGCAAATACAGATACAACACAACTGAATGACACTCACGAAATCTAATTACAAAGAAATGTTAAATAACTTATCTGAATCATCCGTTGGTGATGTTAATGATAAGGTAATGATTGTAGACGGATTGAATTTGTTCATCAGATGTTTTGGAGCAGTTCCAACTCTGAATGATGATGGAGAGCACGTTGGGGGATTAACAGGTTGTCTGTTATCCCTCGGCGCTCTTATTCGTAAAAACAAACCAACTAGAGTGTTGGTAGTTTTTGATGGTAAGGGTGGTTCTCAACGTAGAAAGAAGATGTATAAGGGATACAAAGAAGGTAGAACAGGATTAACCAAAGTTAATAGATTGGTTGGTTACGAAGATTTAGAGGACCAACAAGAATCTATGAAACGTAACTTTAATGCGTTAATCAAATATTTAGAGTTCTTACCTGTTGATTTGTGTTATATTGATTACATCGAAGCAGATGATATTATGGCATACGCTGCCAGACATATATTTAAAAAAGAAGTTATGATAATTTCCTCTGATAAGGATTTCTTACAATTGGTAGATGATAGAATTTCAGTATATCTACCAACTAAAAAGAAACTTATGCATAAAGAGGATGTAAAAGAGTTATATGGAGTTCCATCAAAAAACTTAGTATATTATAGAATTTTTGATGGTGATAAATCCGATAATATTCCTGGTGTAAGGGGTATCGGGCCAAAAACACTAATAAATAAATTAGATTTCCTTCAATCGGATGGATTAACATTAGATACCTTATTCGAAAGGGTATCTCAATTGGATGATGAGAAACTGAAAAACAAAATATTGGAACATACCGATACTTTGAAATTAAATTACGATTTAATGCAGTTATCAGAACCAATAATGGGTTCAGCGATTACATCAAATGTACGAAATATCATTGATTCACCAATCAACGGTCTTAATTCTTTTGGATTCAAAAAAGAGTTTATGGTCGATAAATTATACACTGCGTTTAAGAATGTAGAAACGTGGTTGGTAAACACTTGGGGTGATTTGGATAAATATTCAAAACAAACTAGAAAATAATTTGGTAGTTACAATAATAATTCGTATATTGGTACAATATGGATAAGTTCGGAAACAAATTTGGTACATCTTTTCAAATAAAAATAATATCTTCTTTATTATCAGATAGGATATTCTTACAACAAATGTATGATATTCTTAAACCTGAGATGTTCGATTCAGAGGCAAATGAGTGGATAGTAACCAAAACATTACAACATTTTGATACATTTTCACAACTACCAACGTTAGATGTCTTTAAAAACGAAGTAGATAGGGTTGAGAGAGATGTTCTCAAACAATCTATAGTAGATAACCTAAAACAAGTTTGGAACGGTTTAGAATCAGATGATTTAGAGTACGTTAAAGAACAATCTTTAGAATTCTGTAAAAATCAAACTTTCAAAAATGCTATCTTAGAATCAGTAGATTT